CGCTTGCAGTGCGTGTGCGGTTGTATCGGGCTGACAGCCCGCTTGTAGATGGCGTGAGTCCTGTAGCACCCAGATATAGCTCGATGCTTTGTGAGGTTGAGCCGGGAGCTATTGTAATGGTGGATGCGTTTCGTTCTGCTGCAACATAAGGCGCAGTTGGCGGTTGAAAGTTAGATAATGACGAACGCTGAACAGCACCAGCATCTGGATTACCTAACCATGTAACACCATAAAGGTCAACTGAAGGCGCGCCTGATGACGTACCAAATCCAATATTAGCCGCTCCTGCATTACTGCCCCAGAAATCATTAAGGCCGTATCCAAATTGCCTTGCGTTACCATAATCAAGCCCAATCTGACCACCGAGTGTTGAACCTGTGCCAGACACTCCGTTAGTCCCAAGAGCATACGTGTAGCGGTTGTATTGTGCGTTTATACTTCCAGCAGGGTTGATAAAGTATGCGTTCCCAAGGAATAAACTGTTCTGGATCATCAATTTATTTGTAACATTCAATGATTGATTTTGAACATTATTATTGCTGTGTTGAAATGTACAGTTTGAGACAGTTCCGCCATTGCCGTGCCCATCTGATACACGTAACCCAACACCGCCACCACTGACTCCTGTCTGAATAAATAGACAATCACTTACAGATAAATTTATATTGTAATCAGTTCCATAAGCAGCTGAAATCAATAAGCTGTCAATATTTTGTATGGAATCAAGAACACATCTACTTACAGTTAAATTTAAAGCTGTTTGCGCAGCAACAGTAAATCTTGCACCAGTTGTAACAACACACTTACTCAATGTCCAACCATAACACGTTGTGCAGTTTATGGTGTAGTTTGCACTTGTCTTTAGTCTTTCAAGATACATGTTGCTGAGTGAAATATTGTTTTTACTAGTAGCCGTTAGTGGTGCGCTCGAGTTCCACCACTGAACAATTCCACCAGACACATTGGGGAAACCTTGTGCATTGAGTGGGTCACCAATAATTTGAACTGTGCTAGATGGCGATGTGAACCCTATTGTCACTGCTTCATTGTAAGAACCCGGTGCAACGTAGACGATGTCACCGCCAACTAGACCTGGATTTGTTCCAGAAGCTACGCCAAGTGCAAATGCCAGAGTAGACCAAGGTGTGGCTGGATTAGTGCCATTATTGGAATTACTTCCTGTAGATTGTGAGACATAATACGTTGCCATTATTCAGCAGTTCCTGCGACGATTTCTTGAGCCATAATTAGCGAAAACTGATTGCTATATGACTGTTGAAAATTAACATCTTGTGTATTCCACCAAGTAAAAACAGAGGTGCCATCAGGCCCAAATGTGGCAAGCACGTTGCCTTCAAAGTCGCATATGTCACCAAAGACAATCCAATCACCGGGGACATTAGGGTTAGGCTCTAAGCGGTAGTTTTGCAGGTTCATTTGCCCACCTTCAAACTGTTCACTTGCGTACCCTTGAAAGGCATCGTCAGGAACGCCAGCACACTGGACACCGCAGCGGAGACACCAGCCGCTACCGCCTTCGAGCCGTAGAGTGCCATTACTGCGCCCAGCTCGGCAACATCCTTTGCTTCAGTAGTGCGGATGCCATCACCGAATACTGTTGTGAAGGAAGCCACGAAAGCCACGATCACAACCACTACTAGTCTCTTGATACTGATGCTGTTCATTGCCTTGCCTCCAGTGCTGCTACTCGCTCGCTTAGTCTTGCTATCGCCTTCTTGATTACTACTAAATCCGCCTCGGTCTGCTTGGCATCGTGAACCAAAATACGGATGTCACTCTTGATATCCCAGAGCATCTTATATAGCCCACTGATACTTGCAATCAAAGGAATACCTATCACCGCTCCAAGTTGCATCCATTCTGCCATCATGCCACCCGCTCCACTAGTCCAACGTGTTGAACCAGCAGATCGGTTTGTCCAAAGTCTGTCCCAACAACGTCATAGTATTTTGATTCATCGCCAACAACATAAACACGGTCATGCGCCATCACATCAGCCGATACCGGAAGCGTAACGTTCCATCCTGCTGATGGCTGGATGCCACCGCCTACAATGCTCTCTGTATCGCTCTGATTGGACAACCTGCCCTTGTAATCGGCAACCTTGCGCCATGTCTCAGTAACACCGCCTCTGCCATCCTCAGTAAGGGTGAAGCGGTGTACCTCTATCGGCGTTTGGCAAAGGTTGCGAACCAGCCCAGCCTGAAGCGTTGCACGGAGGATAGGGCTCATGCGAACACCACCGGACGGTATCGTTCAGCCATCGAAAGGCAGTGTGCTTTGAGTTGGCTTAGCTTCACATCGCTTGTGCCTTCTTTGGCATCAATATCAGAAGCACACCTAGAGGCTTTGATAAGCCATGCTTGCCGTGTTGCAGTTCGGACATCGTAACGCTCAACGTTAGCCGGCCCTTGGTCAACCCACATTAGGGTAGGGTCGCTGGTGCCATCTAGGACGCTCCAGCCCTTCCATTGCCCACCGGGATAGTTTGCCCAATCTGGCTCGATGGTCGCTGTAGTACCGGCTACACGGCACTCATAGACCCTGCCATTAGGAGTAGTAGGGACAACACGATCGCCAACAGAATAAGCCGTGCTGGCTGTCCAAGTACTAAACCGTGAGAAGGAATCAAGGATGCTTCCTATGTCGGTGGTGGACATCTGCGGATAGGACTGGGCATCCACAAAAAGTGATACCTGTGCTATCGCTTCGGCTCGTGTCATCATGGATTCAGTATCCCACACGAGCATCAGCGCAAGGCAACGCAGTAGACAAAGGAAAAGCCCCCGGCAGTGATGCCGAGGGCTTTGTAGCGAGTCTGCTAGGATTATGTAGCAGAGGATGCACCGACGATGAGCGAGCCTGGGACTCGTGCAGATGCCGTACCGGAAACGTTTCCGATATCGAATGCATTGAAGGCGTAACGCTCGGTAGCCTTGAATGCAAGCGCATCTTCCTTGAAGTACTGCTGATCGGATACCTCAATTGTAACCGAGCGACGGTCACCAAAAGCAGTACCAACCGACAGGTCACCAAGCAGGATGTATGGCGTGGAAGCTGCAAGGGTCTTCTGCATATTCTGAACGAATACCACATCGTAACCAAAGAGCTTAGGTTGTGCGCCAAATGCCTGCTGGAGGTCAAGGATAGCGTTTCCGCTGAGTGCGTTGAGCAGAGGAGCGATGGCGTTGTACCAGATCTCCTTGTGCATATACCACTTAGCATTAGCTGCGTAGGTTGGCAAGCGTCCGACCATCGCGGAAAGGTTGGTCAACGTTGGAGCATACGTGATTGTTTGCCCGGTTGTGAACTGAACCAACGATGCGATGTTAGCCTTGGTGGCGTTCGCATTGTAGACAGCCCAGAGACAACCATCAATCGAGGTTGTGGAATCTGTCGCATTATTGAAAACAACACGGTCTTCTTCCTTTGCCAAGACATAAGCCATGTCACGAGCAAGGGATGCACCAAAGTCGATGATGCTGTCTTCTGCGAGTTCCTTAGAAACCTGCGTAAGAACGGCTGCCTTCTTGGCTGTCAAGCTAACCTGTGCAAAGGTCATATCCGACAATGTGATTGCCGTATTCTCCCCCGGATAGTAGACAGTCGTGGATGCAGTAGCGTTTGGTACACGGAGCGTATCGCTGGACATCGGATAGATGCGGCAGTTCTGACGTGCAATACCAAATTGCTCACGGAGGTAGATAAGGTCGCTGGACAATGGATCCGGAACAGTAAAGCCACCAGCACTGTCTGTGCCTTCGTTAGCCTTGATGTGGTTCTTGACCCAATCGGTAGCCTTGCGGTTGCCCATGATGGAGCGAGCCCACTGACCCCAAGCGTAAGCCTTGTAGTTGCGCTCTTCAGCGGTATCACCAGGGAGTAGGTCGGTGATGCGCTTTGATACGCCACCGGACTTCCATGGCTTGTCTTCTACAGGAGCGGAAGCAACAGGAGCGGTAACGCCAAGGGACTTGATTGTCTCGATGCGCTCTTCAATGTTCTTTGCCTCAGCCATCAGGGACTTGACTTGTGCAAGGTCTCCATCACCGGCTGCAAGTTCACGAGCGGAAGCGAGAAAACCTTCACGCTTTGCTTGCAGTTGTTCGATATTCATAGTTGTTTTAGCAACTCCAAACGGGCAAGCAGTTCAGCTCGCTCGTTTACATCAGTGGCTTTCGCCTCGACTACGATGGACGGCTGCTCTTCCGGCTGGTCTGCATCCCGCAGAG